CTCTACCCACCAGACAATTTCGTAAGCACCTATCCGGGAGCTGTTAAAAAGGAAGGGTGTTAGTACCAGCCCTACCATACCTACTACAGCCCCATCCAGCTCATAGAGGAGCAGCACACCATAGTCTATCAAGGTCTCTGCTAATACTGCTACACTGAGTGGATCAAACTTTGCAAAGTGATGATACTTAGTTTCAGCATAAAACTGTTCTGACATCTCAACAATTCTACGAAGATCTGTAGAGGTAGCTGCACGAATCATATCTCATTCCTTGGGGTAAAGAAAGCTGTAACAATTAGACGACCAGTTTCAGGAGAATTTCCAAAAGCCTTGAATGGCCAGCGGGAATGGAATAAGGCACTTTCATATATTAATGCTCGGTTAAACTTCATAGATACTAACTGATTCTGTGTCCAGGCATCTGCATCATTCCAATCTCTATTAACCTGCTCAAAGAGATAGAAATCTCCAGCATCAATTCTATGTGCACCTGTCTTCTTGTGTGTCCAGAATGCCGTACCCCCAGGGCCTTCAGAAAGGTAGAGCACTAACGCATGAGTACCCCAGCCCATATCACTATGAATCGCTGCATTAGGCTCTTCTTCATTAAAATTAAGACGAAACCCCATCCCCAGCATNTCTATAGTACCAAACAAATCTTCTAGCATTTTCCGAATCCCTGGAATTTCTCCAATGCAGACTCGCTTATAAACCTGACCATCAGGACCCATCCAATCTATGAACTCTGATCGAAGTGCTAACTCTCTAAGCTCTACGGGAAAGGGGTGGAAGTCTTCTATGACATACATATATTAAGGCCTATAAGGTCTTAGCTGATCTCCAGCTAAGTGTATTTCAATCTTGTCTAATCGCTGATCATGTTCAGTTGTTTTTTCCATCTCCCCACTTAGAATCCAGAGAACCACTCCAAGTAGTAGCATTGCAACAGAACTTACACCAGCGGAGAAGTAGAGAATTTTATGTACTTTATCTTTTGTGTGTCCCTGCCCATTACTAAGTATTTCAAAGCGCTGATCCCATTTCTGATCTCGCTTATCAATCTCTTCCCAAATTCGTTTTACAGATTCATTATGTGCAGTATAGCCTTGACTAACTTTTGCCACCTCTTGTAAGTCTCGTATTACAGTTTCTAGTTGTTTTCCTAAAGTATCATTAGACTGCTTGATGTTTTCCATCTTGCCTTCTAGTCTAGCAAGATGAACGGCAACAGCAGGGTCTTTAATTTCTGATGCCTCACTCATTATCTGCTGTGTCCTATTAACCATAGGGAATCTCAGGGATCGTAGTAAGGTACCAGTTTAGTAACTCCCCCCACTTGTATCTCTACATAACCAACGGGTTGGGCCGGTAGAGCTGTTGCTGAGCCACCTGTTGCACTTGTATCTGTATTTAGCATGGGAGGGGCAGCTTCTAGATATGCATTCTCTATTACATCTCCATGCCAGACTCCAGTAGTAATAGTACCTACAGTACTGATGCTACCCTGTCCTTCATAGCCTCCATCAATATCTACTGTAGGATCACCACCAGCCCCTGTACCATTCGTAACAACTATACGACCTAGTGTTCCCTTAATCTCTCGACCTACCCACTCACCAGATGCTGCCAGAACCACAATACCATTAGTAATGATTTTACTCAGATTCGTTACAACAGAATTAATTACATTAACCTTTTCTCGTATCTGAACAAACCACTGCATCCAAGGGATCTGAAATCGAAAGGAGTTATCATTTTCCTGTTGAGACACTGGAGGAACATGTCTTGGAACAGGGGGAACCGGATCAGTCTCTACGCTCATCAGAGTGTTCCTAGGTCATACTGAACATCTACTGCCTGCATCCGTAGTGGTGTATTAGACCAATGTCGAAGGTGATAAGCTCTACGCGTAAATGTACCGCAGTTCGTGAGTGACGGTTTCTTTGTATCCAGCCTAACCGATCGGAAGTTAGACCAGCTCTTATAGTCATTATCAGAGAATCGAACCTGAAGTACACTACCCCGTTCCTGGTCTCCAACAAACCTCATCAGATTCATCTGCTTTCGACGAGCTGTATTCGCATCAAAGATTGGGGTGTATATATCTACAAAAATTTTATCTCCGGCATCTGTATAATAATCTGCATCTGCGTAATACAGCTTACCATTAGTAGCATGCTGGAGAACATGCCTATTGCTATCATCATAAGTTGATGCAATAATAGGCATGTAATTACCATTAGTATCAGTCCACTGATGCCAAAGATCCTCGCTTATATCATAAGCCAGAGTGAGGTTAGCCCCAACTACCGTAATGACATAAAAGTTGTGGCCATTAATCTTAATCTGCCATGAGTAGATTGTAGATAGATCTGATGCTTGAAGTAATCTATCAATGGGTTTAGTGGAAATAACCCTATGAGTAAGCTGTTCCAAGACTGAAATCTGTACGGCAGCTGTTTGGCTAGTGCTGAGCCAAAACAGCATATCATCAATTCGCTGAACACTGTCAGCATGTTCACAGCCATAGCTAATCTTTGATCCTTGCACAGGACCTAGAGGAGTACCTGTAGGATTACCTGCATCAAAGAACACTTCCGTAGACCATGAGCCAAAAGCAATAATGTAGACTAATTGTTTCTGAAGAGCCACACCAGGATCCGGCTCGATCTGCGCATTAATAAAGTCCAACGCACTCCAATCTCCATCAACAGAAACTGAATTAACTACGCTCCCCCAGATCTCAGCATTAGAATTCATCACATAAGTAGCACCATTAAGGTATGCAATGCCCTTAACAGTTGTAGCAGGGAAGTCTATATCAATACTATGCAGGTCAGCAGTTACACCACCAGCTACATCATAGGCATAGGTCTTCACTCCATTACCAAAGACCATCTTAGGAACGGCACCTCGAATAGAACTAAACCAGTAAATACCATTAGTCTGATCTAACCCACTTCCACCTGGTACACTGATACCATTCCTAAATAAAGAGCCATTAAAAATTGCATAGACATCACCATCCCAATAGAATACACCCTGCCCAGGATTGACACCTACATCTAAGGCTTCTATTAGTCCTGCACGCTTATACAGCCACAGCTCACCCTGCTCATCTGTTTCCAGATAGCAATTAACTAGACGAGCATCCTTATTAAATGTACCATCTCGATTAGAAGTTTTAACTACGAGAGGCAATCTTGGAGGAAGCGGAACAGTATCAAACTGAGCCATTATCGGAAGCTCCTAACCGTACCTTGAGTGGAGGGAGCAAAAGTTGTTTCAGTATCCTCTACATCCCAATCCTCAAGCTGCTGACGGTACACCTGAGCGCGCTGAGCACAACGATCCATAATAGCTTGTGGCTGCCCAGTACAAATATCATCAGCCAATCCCCACCGAAGTGCAATGCGCCATTCCTGTGGGAAGCTAACATTAGACTCAAGGTTGTATGGATTCTCCGCTTGTGTTTGTACCAGTAAGACTACAGTGTTAGTAGCCTCAAAAGTATCAGGAGTATTCCAGAAATTAACTACTAATGAGTTAGCCTGTTTATCTACGAAGTAACCAACAATACTGGACGGACCAGTATTAGACAGACGATTCCACTCATTCCAGCTAATAGAATTCAGTGGGCGACGAAGCCCTGCAGGGGTTTCAACTCGACCTTGCAGAACCCGCATATGCTTATGCGGCTCTACACCTGCCGCAGGGTTTACTGAATAACTCGCAGTTCCCGCAACCAAGGGAATTATGATTTCTTCAAGCAAGAAAAGCTTTAACCCTTGGGTTTGCCAAAGGTTGATAATGTCACAGAGTCTACGGAGATTACTAGCTAGCTGCTCACTGTTAGGATCATCACCCTCACCCAACAATCCAGCATCATGCATAGCATCAGAAATAATTCCGTAGGCAGTATTAGATACTGATACAGCCATAGGTCACCTCAGTTCTTCTTCAGAACTAGGAGAACCATAAAGGAGCCTGTTCCAGCTACAACGATGTCACCAGTCTTACCAGCACCCGCGTTGTTCAGAAGGCCACCGAAGTCTTCAAAACACATAGTCTCACGACCGCTAAGAATAGTAATCAACTCCGCGGCTGTGGCATCCCATGACAGAGCAACGTCTGCCACTGCACCTACGTCATAGATAATGCGCTGGATACTTACCTGCGCCGGGGCACCACTGAGGAGAGCAGACACATCAAGTGTACCTGCACCAAGTTGCTTAATTACAGCGTTACGAGGACCGTCTAGCAATACCTGAGTGGCCATGATATTCTCCTACTGTTCCAATTTGGAACAGCAGGGGAGGTTTCCCTCCCCTACTGCAGTTCAGCTTACGCACCCGGAGTACCGTACAGGCTCCGAGGATCAGTAC